ACAGGCAAAAGCAACCGGAATTCCGGCCACAGAACTTCTTCAGAGTGTCAAGGCGTTCCAGCAACAGAGCAGTTCGGTTAACGAGCAAGATTTTCAGAAATGGTATAAAGCGTGGGCGAAAAAAACAGGTATTAACCCAGACCCTGACGATCCAAAGCATAAATATGATTACCGTGCTGCATACAAGGCTGGTGTAGAGCCTGCAATATCAAAAGAGGATGGACTTTATCACTGGCCAAGTGAATTTAAAGCCGATGATCATCCAAATAGATATGTCAATGGGATGGATACCAAAAATGGCCTTCCTGTTAATGATCAATCTGATTTTAATTCCATGCTGGAAGGCGGCTCTTTTGCGGAATACCGTAAACGTTTTGCTGCGGGCATTCCACAAAAGCAAATCGAAGAGGCTTACAAGAACGATCCGTTTGTTCCGGCAAATAACAGCAAATTGGCCGAACCGGGATATAAGCCAAAAACCAAACTGCGTACCTGGGATGAATTGACCGATTATCAACGAGAGAACGCCTACGAATCATATAAACGCTGGTGGAACCGCTTAGGAATTGCCGGCCGTCTTGAATATATGGTCGGCGATCAGACGGTAGAGCGCCGTCTGATGGAAAAAAATCGCAAAGAAAAGGGCGAATTTATGACCAAAGAGCAATTTGCAAAGAAGGCTCAAAATGACAATCAATTTTTATGGAAGTTTGTTAAGATTTCCAATCCAAAAGGCCCCGTCAAAATCAACCAAGTAGAAGTTGATATGCACAGGGCTTTAGGGTCTCAGATGCTGCCGGTATTTAGAGGACTTTAAGGTGGAAAATTGGGAAAAGGATTTCTTGCAACAGCTTAAAACGCCTTCTTCTCAGCCTGAGACGCCAGCGGACAACCGTATTGGCTTTGCTGAAAACATCAAGCGTGGCGGCGTGGGCGGCGTTATGGATCGTGCGACATTTGGAATCAAACCCACTGTCGAAGCGGTTCAACTCTATAACGCGACCAAGCGGCTCCAGCTTCGAGATTACAATAATTCTGATGATGGTTATGCCCAATGGCGTGAGGACAGAGACAGAGTAACGAAGTACCTTGAAGAACAAGCTGAAATACAGGAGCGGGGCCTGACCATTCCGGCCAAGGTTGGTAATGTCGCTTTTGATATGCTTCCGTTTATGGTTGAATTTATAGCGACGGGGGGATTAGCCAGCCTTGGAAAAGCAGGGGCCAGGCGTGGAATTTTGAAACTTGCCGGTAAATATGCCAAAACCGCAACGGCCAAAACCGCCGCAAGAATAGGCGGGGCTATGGGTTCTGCCGCCGTAAGAACTGCCGCCACTCCGCACCATATCGTTGAAGGCTATTACAAAAGAAGATTACCTGATATGCAATTTAATCAGGATGGAAAGATAGAGTTTACTGATCCAGACGAAAAACCATCGACTGCTTTCCTGAAAGCAGCCGGCGACCACTTTATCGAAATGCTGTCTGAAGTGTCCGGCGCTGGAATTGGAAAAGCCGGAAAAGCTACAGCTAAGGCGATTATTCCAAAACAGGCTTCTAATTCCCTTGGAAAAATTTATAACGGCTTAAAGAACGCATGGATTAAAGCAGCGCCAAAGCGGGATGCAATGCAGTTTGCCCAAAAGATGGCAACACAAGCCGGCTTTCATGGCATTTTAGAGGAAATGGGAGAAGAACGGCTTGGCGATGTTCTCAGGGCAACATTTAATATTGAAGACTTCGGGGCCGGTAAAGATTCCAATGTTTTTCAAAGGCTGGTGAAAGCCATACCCGGCGGCGAACAGCTTGCGGTTGAAGCCCTTGCCTTCAGCGTGCCGGGTGTGGTGAAAATGGGGGCGGCGGGTGTTTATGAATTAAGCAAGTCAAAGCCTGCAAGAAGTGAAATAGAAGATGATCCGTCTTTGGAAGTTGATTCTGAAGCGGAAAATATAACAGAATCCGAGCCGAAAGAACAATCTGAACAACCTGTTTTGGGGACGGATCAATTCCCGGTACAGGAAATTCCCATCGACTCGCTTTCGTTGTCAAAAGACGTACCTAATTTTAAAGAGGATGCCGACCCTACAACTGGCGTTGTTCGGGGGGAAGAATTGCAGGGCGAATACATTCGTTTGCCAAGCAACCCGATTATTGTATGGGAGCGTAAAGACGGCAGATTAGAGGTGATCACTGGGCGTCACAGGCTGGATTTGGCCCGCCGAAATGGCGAGAAAACCATACCGGCACAAATTGTCAGAGAAAATGACGGATTTACATTGGCAATGGCGTTGACTTTGGACGCTGAAAGCAATATAAGAGATGGACAAGGAAAGACTAAAGATTATGCCCAATACTTCCGAAACACCGAAATCGAAGAAGACCAGGCCAGACAGAGAGGCTTACTTCGCAATGCTAAGGGCAAGGCCGGTTTCAGAATTGGAAAAAGTGCGGTCGATGATGTCTATTCCGCATTCCTCGGCGGCAAGCTCTCAGAAGCAAAAGCCTACGCAATAGCCAACGGTGCTCCAAACAATGAATCTGCTCAATTGGCTGCTGCCGCCAAAGCAGATAAAATGTCCCCTGATGAATTAGAGCAATACGCCCGAATTCTCAATCGAACCAAGCCATCCGACCGAATTAAAGCCACGCAGGGGAATCTTTTCGGCTTTGATGAATCCGCATTGATAGAAGCCGAAGCGGTTGCAAAAGAGGTCAGCAAAGAGGAAAAGGCCCTGAAAGAACGCATTTTGGCAGTAAAGGGGGCTTTACGCAGGCCCGAAACGGCCCGCAAGATGGGGCTTGAATTTACCGATGAGGCCAGTATTCGAGCTGAGGTTGCACGATTGGAGGAGCGGCTTGACAGTCTCAAGCGAGTTGCGACAAACCCGGAGTTGTATGATGAGATGAAACGCAGGGCCGGTTTAGAATCGCAACAGCAAACAGCGGCTAAAGCCTCAAAATATGATAAAGATTTGTTGGGTCAAGATGTAATTCCACCTTTGGGCGGTAAACAGGGGGAATTTCTGGACATAGAAGATTACCGGCTTTCTGAGCCGGATATTGAAGGTCAAATGACCTTGCTCAAAGAAGAAGCTCCAAAAACGCGAGCGAAAACAACTTCTTCTATTGGCAAGCAGGCATTGGCTGCCACTAATGAGATTGACCGCAAAGAGATTAAGGTTTCATTGGAACCGCAAAGCGGCAAGCCCATGACGGCAGGTGAAATTGTTAGACAGCTTGAGCGTGATTTTAAGATTCCTATCCGGGGCAAAGCAACCCATGTTAAGAAAAACGCTCTTGGCTGGTTTAGCCCCCATGAAGTCGGCATTCGCATGAAGGACGTTCGGGAAATTACAACCGCGACTCACGAGATAGGCCATCATATTGATTGGACTCTAAATAAGCGTCTCGCAAAAATCCACCTACAAAGGAAATTGCCGCTGAACTGACAGACCTTGGCAAAGCTCTTTATGGTTCAAAGCAGCCGACAGGCGGCTATAAGTCTGAAGGCTGGGCGGAGTTTATGCGGATGTATCTTACAGGAGAGGACACACAAGAGGCCGCACCCCATCTGCACGACTGGTTTACGGGTGAATATCTGCCGCAACATCCAGACATAGCAAAAAACATTGCACGGGCCAAACAGATGATAACGAATTGGCGACTGCAAGGTGCTGACAGCATGGTTGACGGATTTGTGAGCGGCAAGGTCAAAACACCTGTCGGAGATATGCTGGAGCGGCTCAGTTTTGCATTTCATAAGAATTGGCGTGATAAATTCCATGTCCTCAAGAAGCTCAGAGATAAGGCCGGGCAACTTCGACCTTCGGAGGACCCGTTTGAACTGGCGACGGCATTTAGCCAAAAGGCTCCCGCAAAGGCCCGTCAATTCGTGTTGGAAAAAACAACCGACTTGGCCGGAAACGTAACCGGCAAGGGCTTGAAAGAAATTCTTGCGCCCATCAAAAATATTCAGGAGTTTACAAGGTACGCGGTGGCAAAAAGGGCAAGGCTGCTAAATGACAGGGATATTAAATCCGGCCTGTCCGATGCGGTTATTGATTATACCCTGAATAAGTATCAATCGGAGCAATACGATCAGGTCTTAAAGGAATTGACGGACTGGAATCATCGAGTTATTGATTACCTGGTTGAAGCGGGCGGGATGGAAACGAAAGTCGCCTCAAATATCAAAGCTATGAATCCTGTTTATGTGCCGTTTTTACGCACGTTTGCGGAAGATGAAATAATTGCTAAAGGCGGCGGTTTCGGGAAGGGATTCAAGCCTGGCAAGGCCGTTCATAATATCAAAGGTTCAGGCCGTGAACTCAAAGACATTTTTGAATCAATGATCCTGAACACCCAGCGCATGATTGAGATCGCCCACAAGTCCGCCGTGAGCCGCTCTATTGCTAAATTGGCTGACCGTCCCGCTATGGCAGGATGGATATGGAAAGTACCCGCTCCAAAGCAGGCTACGAGCTTTTCCGCAGAGCAGCTTAAAGAGGACATAGCCAGACTGGCCGTGACCAAGTTGGGGCTTGACCCTCATGAGGCCAATTTAGCGGGTTATATGGAACATTGGGATGACATTCTAACGATTTATACCAATGCTCATCAATATTACGGTAAAGACAACATTCTTTCTGTGGTTGTGGATGGTCAGCGGCAATGGTTTGAGGTCCACCCGGAGCTTTATAAGGCAATGGAGGGGATCGACCAGAATTCCAAAGATATTATCTGGAAGATGCTGTACTACGGCCCTGGGCGTATTTCCCGCGGCGTTCGGCTTGGTGCAACCGGTTTGAATCCATCGTTCGGCCTGATCCGGAACTTCATTCGTGACGCGATGACGTTTTCGGTACTCCGAAAACATTCCAAGAGGGGTGCTTTAGGGGCCGCAAAAGGCGTGATTGACGACGTTCGGAATACAGAAGCCGCCAAACGATTCAAAGCCCTTGGCGGCAAAATGAGCGGCTACATCGGGCAGGATCGGCGGGGATTACAGGCCATAAAGTCAGAGTTATTCGCGTCAAACGGCAAAAAGTATGCCCTGCATACCGTTTTGCACCCGGTGGATGCCTTGCGTGAACTATTTGGCATTACCGAAACCGGCGTTAGGATCGCTGAATTTGAAGCGGCCTATAAAGATGCTGCGGCTAAATATGGCGAAGGTACGCTTGATGCTGCTATTTATGCTTTGAATCAGGCTCAGGACGTCACGACCAATTTCACCCGTCACGGCGTGTATGCCAAGTACCTTAACCAGCTAATACCCTTCTTCAACGCCGCTATTCAGGGACCGGACAAAATCATTCGCACATTCAAGGAGCGGCCTATTGAGGCGGCGATTCGGTCAGTGGCATACCTGACCATCCCGGCAATCGGGCTTTGGTGGAAATACAAAGATGAGGACTGGTACAAGAACTTGCCTGATTATGAAAAAATCAATTATCTGCATTTCAGGTTTCCAGGCACGGAGACAATTGTTAGATTGCCGGTTCCGTTTGAATTAGGGCACGTATTTCAATCAATGCCTGTGGCGGCTCTTGATTCCGCATACAATGACCGCCCGGAAGAATTTACCGGCTCACTGGTAAATATACTGGATCAGGCGAACCCGTTTGGAAGTCGCTGGCTTATCGGCGGCATTCCAGCCGTTGGAATAGCCGTACAATTGATAGCAAATAAGGATTGGGCGGGAAGGCCGATTGTTCCGATGTCAGCCCAAGGAAGGCTTCCGGCAGACCAGTACGGCCCATACACAACCGAACTTATGAAGCACATCGGCAAGGCCCTGAATGTTTCGCCTGCCAAGCTGGAATATGCGGTCGATAATTTGTCAGGCGGCCTATACCGGCGAACCATTAGAGGGGCTGAGGTCATAGCCGGACAAAGGGATTACGAAACCGGCCTGCCGGATTTACCGGTCATTGGAACGCTTTTCACGCGAGACCCTTACGCTCCACAGGCCCAAATTGAGCGGTTTTACAAGCGACGAGATGCCCTGAATCGCAAATACCAATCAAAGGCAATCACCAAGCCGGAAACGAGAGAGCGGGCGGCATACAATAAAATCGGAGATATGCTTAGCCTGTATTGGAAGAAACTACACAATGCCAAAACAGTCAAAGAAAGAAAGGAAATTTACGAAAAAATAGGGAAATTGATCGAAAAAGCGGAGGGTTTTAGTCGCCGAACAAATAGACAAAAAGAGCAATGATGCCGATGAATATTCCCCATTCAATAATCATTCGGAGAGCGTCCATTGGGAAATCTTTCAATACTTTTTTCCAATCTTCAGCCATAAGACCTAAGAATACTGTGTTGGGCACGGAAGTCAAATAAGAAAAAGGAGCGCGGTAGCATGACGGACAAAGAGCGAGATGACAAGATAAACAAGATATATGATGTGGTGATCAGGCTGCAACCTATGGTGGAAGATCACCACACAACGCTGTATGGCAACGGCAAACCGGGACTTAAAGAGGATATGGCGATACAGAAACTCAATTACAAAAATTGCCCGGCCAGGTTGGCCGCCAGTAACGAAGGCAAGCGATTGACCCTTGCCTATGTTATGATGGTCATTGCCATAATCTCGCTCATTGTTACGGTTATAACAACATTCAAATAGCTGACTTCTAATCACCTCCTCCTAAAAGGGGGCCGGTTTCACGCCGGACCGGCCCCCGCTTTACGAAAGCTTAGATAATGCTACGGGTGTAAACCCGTAGTAGTTTACTGACGCGTTGTGCCTGACTTGATATGCTTACTTTCGTTCCAAACTCCTTTCTGACCGCCTTGCTGCCTGACCCTCAGCGGGGCGGTTTTTATTTTTGCATCCGCCGCTCCGCGAAGGTATAATGGCAGCCGAAAGGAATTGAAAAATGCTGCAAGCGGTCTTATGTCTGATTCCGGCGGTGATTGCTCTGCCTTATCACAGTCCAACCTATCAGTACTTTATCAATCGCGACTACGCTGTCTTAATCTACCATCCGGCCAGTGAAATGGTCTGGACAGAGATTGACGGCACAGACAACTGGGTCTGGATTGACAGCAAGGGCTATGCATACAAGGTAGGCGATAGATGGTTTTCAGATTCTTTTGATGTCCAGGTTATCAATCACTTCACCTTGCTGATTTTTTTCTCCGAGCACTGGCTCAAGCCGTGGGATATGAGAGACTTTGCCTTGCTGTCTCGATACTGGCAGCGCGGAGGCAAGTGGAGTTTGGAGACAATCGCCAACCTGCTGCACGATAACTGGCTGTGATATGTTAGCCGGCTATCTAACATCCTCTATCGAGCACACACCGCAATAACGACGTAATACAGCTTAGAATTTTTCAAAAAACATAAAATCTTCATTTTTAACCTTAAGTCCCGCTATTTATTTGATTTACAAGCGGCTTAATCAACTTTGAACATCTTCTTATTTGTGCCATCTTTTACATTGTTTATCAATAAAACCTATACCAAACCTAAACCAAGCCTACATGAATTATCCTTGATCTACCTGCCATACCGTAGTTGCATATTCATTAAGGTTGTATTCAGTTGATTCCAATTTGCCTGCTGTTGCATTTGATTTGTTTTAATTTCTCTGAAACTTTGCCTTGTAATAAAACATTTTTTTCCGTCATAAGTGTATTATGCACATACATTTGCAAACCTTATAACATAAAATATCGTAATTTTTCATAATTTAATCTTGACATAGTGCCGATATGAATTATGATGTTTTATGAAAGTCAATAATTATTCATAAGGGCAAAGTTATGGCTGATTCTATTAAGCAACTTACTTTCAATGAAAATACTTATCCTGATGTTCTCGAAGTTGTAATCAAATTATCAGAGCTTGAACAACGGAAGCCACACGATACCGCCAGACGCTTAATCGTAAAGGCTGGTCAACAAAGAATCAAAAAGCTTTCTGCAGCAGAACGGAGTAAAAAATAATGAAAGCAATCAGAGGAATATGGAGATTCATCAAGACTGTTGGATACGCACTGACGTTTGTTTTTGTCCCTCGTGATTATCCTGATGCCGGTGTCAAGATTGGGAGGCTTGATACATGTTGTGGCTTGCTCTTTCAAGACGAGTTTATTTTAAGGAGGTAATGCATGGACCCTTTAGAAAGACTGCTATTTGATGCTTTATCGTTCGATCAGGATTTCTATTTTCGGCTGGTACGAAGCGGATTTACGCATACGGAAGCCATTGAGTGCATGAGAGTTATTGGAGAGGCTGAATACAGGGAACGGAGGGGCGACAATGAATAGCGCTATGAGCCGTTTCAACGATTGGCCACGCGAGAAGCGCAGCGAGGCGTTCTATCGTCACAGCCGACTGATGGAGCGTTTTATGCAACATAACAAACTGCAAACAATCTGCACGGACTGTGAGAGCATTATGCCAACTGCGATCACGCCCCGGCCCTGCTCGGAATGCGGGTCGGTAAATACATGCAGCCCTTATTACAGCTAACCCTTACAGGAGGTACTATGTCTAAGAAATATGAAGTGCGTGCTGATGTAAATATGACATTGGATTTTGTCATTGAATGTGATGATGAATCCGAAGCAAGGGCTAAAGTTAAATCCATCCTGCGATATGTCGAAGGCGGAAAGCTCGATAGCCAACAGATACGCTTTAACCTTCCGGACGGCGACGAACTGAAATCCTGTTTTGTCATGGAATGCAAAATTGACGATGTGAACGAGGCAGATTAGGAGGTAGCACAATGCCCATTACAGACCAACAAAAAGAATTACGGCGTAAGCATATTGGAAGCTCCGATATGGCCGCTATCTTAGGGATAGACCCATTTCGGAATGCCTATGACGTTTGGCTCGAAAAGACCGGCAAGGTCGATTCGTCCGACATCAGCAGCGAAGCCGCCGAAATAGGAAACGCCCTTGAAACCGGCATTTTGAATCTGGCCGAACGCAGGCTCGGTAAAATCCTGCGTAATCAATACCGCTCGGCAAAAGACAAGGGAGGCTTGCCGCTGGGAGCTAATATTGACGGCCTTGTTATTGCCAGCAACGAGCCTATAGACGCAAAGGCCAGCGGCATTACCGGCCCGCTGTTTGGCAATTGGGGGGACGAGGGCACTGACCAAGTGCCCGACCATATCATCACACAGGCACACGTACATATGCTGTGCGTTGACAAAGATATTTGTCATATCGCAGCGGTTCTGGGCGGTCGAGGCTTTCAGCTTTTCCACGTCCCGGAAGACAAAGAGCTGCGAAATATCATCTGCGAGAAGGCTATCGAGTTCTGGGATAAGCACGTTCAAGCCGATGTTCCACCGGCAAATGTTACCCCGTCAGCACTGATGATTAAGCGAATTATCCGGGAGCCGAACAGTGTTGTTGATGTCCCCGATGAGCTTGTTCAAAAGTGGCTCGATGCACAGCAGGCCAAGCGTGATGCTGAAAAGATGTGCGATGCTGCACAGGCAGAAGTTTTGACCGCTTTGGGACAGGCTGAGTGCGGTAACTGTTCATTCGGGCAGGTTACATATTTTGAGCAGAGCCGCAGCGGAATTGACGCAAAGGCCCTCAAAGACCAACTGCCTGAAATAGCTGCTCAGTTCGCAAACATCACCAAATACCGAGTCGCTCGGTTTAAGAAAGCTAAATAAGAAAGGAATCTGAAAAATGAATGCTAATCAACTCACAAAAGCAAAGCAGAGTTTAGAGAGACTTCTGAACTCTGACCAATTCCAAAAGTCCCTCGCAGATGTAGCACCGAAACATATCACAAAGGAACGCATTGTCAAGCTGGCACTTGTAGCGGCAAGCAGGCAGCCGAAACTTTTTGAATGCACCCCGCAGAGCTTTCTGCAATCGGTTATGAAGTCCGCAGAGCTTGGTTTGGACTGCGTTGGGACTTTGGGACAAGGTTATTTAGTTCCTTACTACAACGGCAAAATCAAAGCTTTTGAATGCCAATTTATAGCGGGCTATCAGGGCCTTATCGACCTTGCCCGCAGAAGCGGCAATATCTCACGCATAGAAAGCCGTGTGGTTTACGAAAAGGATAAATTCGATGTCGAGTACGGCCTCGACCAGAAACTTATTCATAAGCCTTATTTGGGCGGTGACAGAGGCAAGATTGTTTGTGTTTACGCTGTTGCCGAACTCAAAGACGGAAGCCGACAGCTTGAGATTATGACCCTCGATGAGGTCGAGCGTATCAGAGACCGCAGCAAGGCCAAAGAGAACGGCCCGTGGGTTACTGACTTTGCAGAGATGGCCCGCAAAACTGTTGTCCGCAGAATAGTTAAATACCTGCCAATGTCCCCAGACCTCGTTAAAGCCATCGAGACCGATGACCAGCAGTTCGATTACAACCATGCCGCTGATATGGCTGGCGGTATGCAGGCTGGCGTTCAGGGCCTCAAGGAACGGCTCAAAAAGGTTGAATCTAAAACTGTTGACGATGTTTCGGCAGAAGAAGCAGACAATTTGGCAATTAACGGGAGAGGAGAGACGGCGTAATGGCAAACTATAACAAAGTAATTCTAATCGGCAATCTGACACGGGACC